CACGTGCTGGCACAGGTTGGTAACGGGATAGTATGCTCGTCGGGTGACCCACATGGAGGAGTTGCTGGATCAATTTGTTGGCCTCCGAGATTGTTGGCACGATCATCAAACAGCGCTCCGCGGCCTCCGGATGTAGGCGGTTCAGCTCGTTGAACAAGCCCATCATGTCGGCATGGATCGGCACGTAGGTCACCTTGAAGCGTGGCTGCACTGGTGAAACCAACACCTTGGTTAGACTCGGGAACATCTTGAGTTTCGGTGTTGCGGAAACGAAGATCCTGTAGAAGTCGCGGGTCTTGAATTCGACTGCGACTTGCTCAGGTGTGCCTTCGTGGAACTCGTCTAAGACCAGCACCCATCCATCTGAAGACAAGCCTGGTAATCTCGCCATGAATGCCCCGTAGGTCGAAACGACCAACGTCTGGTTGCCAAGCACAGATTCCCTGTCGATCTTGATGATCTCATCCGCGGGCACGTCCCCATTGCTGTAGTTGTCACGGATGATGTTGCGCGGCACCACAAGCCACGTACGCCGTTTGAAACGAGGCGTGACCTGGCGAACCAACGCCGCAACGAACTCACGCGATTTGCCAGTGCCCGTGGGGCTCTGCAAAACGTGGTAAGGTTCGTTCGTCGTTAGCGAATCTAGGAAAACATCAGCAACGGCCATCCATTCTCCCAGGCGTGATACTGACTTGGTAACATCGATCGTGAGTTTCTTCGCGGGCCCAAACGCGAGGAAGCGGCCTGCTCGGTCGAGCAAACTGGCCAGCTGATCCTGGTACCGTCTCGGCACTGTCGCGGAGGGCACTAGATGCCTCATAAGGAAGGCTGCCATGCGTGACGCTTGTTTGACCGCAAGGTATGGGTCGCGTGGCTGCAAAGACGAGATCCCTGCCGACGAACGCCCTTTCAGGTGCCAGAAAGCCGTGTTTGCCACAGAGTACACCCTTGGCATATCCAGCGTCACTACGTTGTAGGCCTCAAGAGCTGCGTTAGCCCAGTCGTAATGCTTTGCTAATGACTCGATCCCCGCATTGAAACCGACGTAAAATAACGTCATCGCCACGACATAGTTCTGGGCCTCTCCGAAACTGATCGCCAGCAGTTTGGCTTTCCCCTCGGTAGTGCTCTTGTAATACATGAAACCCGGGATATCAAGCACATACCTATAAGGGGCCTCTTTGGCCCGTGCCAAAAGTAGGCTCATGGTGATGTCAGCCGGATTTTCAACTTCTTGGGCCAAGCTCAGGTAGATGAAGAGCTCCGCCCGGTAGTCTGGTGTGTAGAACGGGACCAAGCCTGAGTCGATGTCGGGCTCAGAATCAAGGGAAAGGACCCATGAAGGCGTGCCCGTCTGGATCACTTCGCGCACCAAGCCTAGATAGAGTCGGGCGTACTCACCCACTGCAGTGCGTCCGCCCAACTTCAGGATCTTTGTGTGCCGTGCAGCCAGCTTTTCCGTCTCGACCTCTGACAGCTCCG